TGCGCCTGTTGAAGCTGTTGTTACTGAGGCTGCGCCTGTTGAAGCTGTTGTTACTGAGGCTGCGCCTGTTGAAGCTGAGACTGCTGAGACTGCGCCTGTCCAAGACGACTTGTTCGATGATATTCTGGATGAGCTAGAACTCTCGCAGATACAAGCTGTCGCTAAGAAACTGAAGGCTGAGATAAGCTCTGAGCAAGGGCAAGCAGCGGGAAGAGCTAGCTTAGACGGCGGAGTTTTGGCAGGGCTAGTTAGGATGCTTCGGTCGCCAGACAAAACACCCACAGCAGTTGTGTATAAAGAAGGTACGGCAGCTGTTGACGCCGAAACTACTAAGCAAAATATTGAGCAGATGCGCCGTGTCTATAACGGCGTTATGGATCTTGCCAAGGCGTACCAAGCGTTTAATAACACGCAAGCTAACCTTGATAAGACTAGCAGCAAGCGCGACGACGCTGGCATTAGTAAAATACGTAGGCAACTACTCGAACTTCAAAAAGAGCCACCAAGTGAGGCCCGAGACAAAAGAGAACGTATCCTGCGCACTAAAGCTACAAAGCTAGAAGGCGGCGACACGCGCCCCACTGAAACTATCGACCGCTACAGAAACCAAGCTAGTAAGCAAGCTGTGGCAGTGCGCGCGGCTATGGATAACCTTATTGAGGCTGCGGGGAATAACCCTAAGAACGTAGAAGCTGTTATCGCAGCGCTTAAAACTCGTAACGAAAAGAACCGCTCTGCTGTTATCCAAAAAGATGTGTATGAGGATATGAGCGAGCTTCTTAATAAAACTGGGTCGCCAATCTCTAACCAGCTAGAGTTTGAGACTATTATAGACACTAACTTATCTGGTGCCTTTGCACAGTACAAAGACGGCACGCTTGGGCGGCTAGATGTAGTTCGAGGAAGACAAACTCGGGGCAGCCGCAAAGATGAATCTGCTGGGGTTACTGGCGCGCTAGAAAAAGCTGCGGCTAAGAACGGCATAATTGGTATATTGGACACGGTAGGTAGTTTCCGGGGCAACACTTCTGGGTACGCCAAGTCTTTGACTACACAAATAAAACGCGTGCTCCGCAGTATGGAAGCCGACGAACAGGCGGTTAAGGTAGAGTTTGTAGAGGACAACAACGCAGACGGGCCTAACTATGACCCCGCTACTAATACAATCACTATCCGCAAGAACGCATCACAGGAAGAAATACTCCACGAGGCGTTACACGCCGCAACTCAGTGGTGGGTATACCAGAATCCAGAATCCCAGCAAGTGAAGGACTTGTCTCGCTCGCTGGATGAAATAATTGCGTTTGTAGACAACGGTGGCATAAGCACACTGGAAGGTTTGTCTGAGCCATATAGAAATAACGCAGCGAACGTAGTCGAACTACTTCGAGAGCTTAGAGAATCCGACAACGAGCTAGACGCTGTGCTTGAGCTTGTAGCGTATGGAAGCACCATGCAGGAGTTTAAGGAGCTAGAAAAAGCTATAGCTTCTCAGCCTTCTGAGGGCGCAGCACGTTGGAAAGAACAGCTCGGCATAGTGTGGAAGCGCATAGTAGAGCTGTTTAAGACTTTCCTCGGTGTTACTGACACGGTTGCAAACAATGTTTTGGACACCACGCTAAACATATTAGACAACGCCACGTTCGATGAGCGCGATGCTAACATCGGTGGTAGCCAGCTGGATATGAAAGACCGCGACGACATGGGAGAAATAGATTCTTCCGGCGCGCCTATTGCAGACCTATACGACACGGTAGAAAAACGCAAAGGCGTGTTTGGCATAGTCAGCACGCGGTTCTTCTTCGGGCAGAACTGGGATAAAAAAGCGGACGCCATAGAAGCGGCGGCTGCCAAGTTCGGTGAGGCTATTAACGAAAAGTTCCCTAGCTTAGCTAGAATCTCGTCGTACATACACGCCATGCAAATGGTTCCCGTAAAAAACAGGCATAACCTGCGGGATTACAAAGGTGATCTTAACGCCCCTATCGCTATGGCAGATAGAATTGCTAAGTACATCGACGGCCAGCCGGTTGAAAAAGTACTCAAGCTGATGGAGATATTAGATCGCGACAGCAAAGATACTACGCCTGTAGATATGGAAGGCCTTAGCAACATGGCTGGCATACAGGCGGAAGCGAATAAGCTGAGAGAGCGCATAGCCGATATGGTTAAGTATAGCTCTGAAGAAATACGTGACCAGTTTGAGAACCGAAAGTTTTCTGAGTTCCTGCTATATGTAAACGACATAAACGACGTTGCCACTAAGAGTTTACAGCTTGGACAACTCGGCAAAACAATTAAAAACGGTCGTAAAACAATGGCCCTCGTAGACTTTGAAGAGAACAAGGATATTATGTTCAAGAAGGATATGAACGGTGCCGCCATAGTGCGCGACGATAGGTTCTATGAGGTAACCATAACCAAGGCCTCAGACGGCAAGACCTACACGCTGATGGTAAGCAAGACCTTGCACGGTGAGCTAGATGGTCAGCTCGCTATAACTGACGGCGTTTACACTGTAGACACCTCTAACGAATATGAGATCGCGCCGTTTGGTGGCAACAAGAACGAAGTAAGCTTCCGCCAAAACAAAAACTACCGTGAGCTTTTAGAAGCTAACAAGGCTGATAAAATTGCCACTGCCCTTAAAAACACTGTGGCGTCGATAGCTTCTGAGCACGCTACTGAGAACCTCCTAGACAACTTGGCTATCGACGGGGCCGCGACGGGGCAAGTGTTTGACACCGAGGCGGAGGCGGAGGCGTTCTATTTTGACGGCGTGCCTACAATCGCTAGGACAAAAGATAACCCGCTAGGGCAACAAATAGTCGTAGACTACGCAAACGCGCAAGGTAAGCCTGCGGTTCTCGCAGCCCTGCGTATGCGGGGTACGTTTGTTCGCTACCCAGATAACGTAGAGCGATTCGGCGAGATGTCGGGCAAGATAGTTCATGGCCCTATGCACATGGCGATACACGACGCTACTGACAGGACACCCTTGTTCAACGACAGCGCCATTGGTAACAAATACCAGTCGGCCCTCCGTGGGTTTAAGCTAGCTAAAACAGTTCTTAGTGTCGGTACGCATACAGTGAACGCGTTTTCAAACGTGTCTTTTATGATTCAGCAGGGCATTCCTATAGGTACTATGAAGCAGGCTACTGCTTTGATGTACAACCACGCGTTTAACTCAGAAAAATTGACCCCGCAAGAAAGAAAGGCGATGGTAGAGTTCTTTGCGTCGGGCGCTATGGCAGGTAACTACTCTAACGTAGAAGTTAAGAAGGAAGTCATATCTGAGATAATTGACAGCATCGCCCCAGTAAGAGGAGATTCGCCCGTTGAGCGCGCCACTGCGGTTATACGCATGGAAACAGGCAGGGCAAAGTTGCTTAAGGAGTGGGTTAAGCGCGGAGGCAAAAAGAGCATAGGCACTGCTATTGACATATACACCGCTGAGGATAATGTGTTCCGGTTAGCTGCTTTCCTCCACCACATAGCAGAGAACAAAGCGGCTGCGGGTGTAGCTGAGCCAACGCAGGACATGTACAAAAACGCGGGCAGGCACGCGCTAGACGCCGTGCTTAACTACGACATCGACGCTTCTGCTATTAAAGCTCTACGACAAACTGTGCTGCCATTTATATCTTGGTCGTATGCGTTTGTGGGGCAGATGGCGCGTATGATTGTTCGGCAGCCGTGGAACACAGTTAACTTATTCGCTGTTTTGGGGCTAGTATCCGCAGCGTTTAGGAGCGAGGAAGACGACGAACTTAGATTTAACGGGCCGTCCCAGCTAGACAACCGCTTGATGAACCTTTCGTTTATGCCGCACGACAGCATTCGCTTGCCGTTTACGTCTAATGACAAGCCAGTGTACTTTAAGTACGGTGATTTCATCCCGCTTAACTCAATCGCCAAAACTAACCATACCGATAACGACTTTATGGGCTGGGATTGGTTGCCCACTGCACTACAGCCCAGTAACCCGGTGCTTAGTGTAATAACTGCCATAAGTGGATACGACCCTTACACTGGCAATGACCTTACGAAGCCTATGGACACGAACTCTACTAGGATATGGGAAGTAGCTAAAGTAGCGTATGACCAAATAGCCCCACCATCGGTAACTTCCAGTGCGCTTGAGAAGTACAGAGAAGCTTACGATGGAGACTTAGACTTCGCTTGGGGCGAAGCTGACGCTGCTATGCTGGTTATGACTAAAGTTCTTGGCCTAAGATTAACCACGTTCACCCAAGATAAGGAAGCTCTGTCTAGGGGCTTCGACGTAAGTCGCGCTAAGCGGGAATACCAGATGGCGGTTAGCAGCCTAGAAAGAGAGACGGCTAGGGCGGGCGACCAAGTAGCGGCTATAGCTAAGTTTGAGAAAGAGATCATACGACTTGCAAATCTTTATCAAGAAAAAATCCTTGATGTGTACAAGTTAAACCCAGACGGGTCGCGGAAAGACCAGTTTAATGAGGATGGTACACCTAGGTTTGACCCGACTAAAGACGTAGCGAAAACAATTTTCCCGGAGAAATTTAATGGCAACCCCTAGAAAAGGTAAGGCGAAAGTTAAGGTCACAGCTAGCGGGAAGAAGGTTAGCTATGGCCAAGCAGGTAAGGCTAAAGGTGGCGGTGCTCGGGTAAAACCGGGAACGTCTAAGGGTGATAGTTACTGCGCACGTAGCCTAGGCATAAAGAAGGGCTTGCCTAAAGCTAAGCAGAACGATCCCAATACACCGAATAACTTATCACGTAAGCGTTGGAAGTGCTCTGGCGCTAAGTCGAGGAAATAACATGGCTGGTCTATACGATAATATCCACGCGAAACGTAAGCGTATCAAAGCAGGCTCCAACGAGAAGATGAAGAAGCCCGGAGCTAAGGGTGCGCCTACGAAGAAAGACTTTAAGGAATCCGCTAAAACTGCAAAGTTACCTAAGCGCGGACAGCGTGCAGCGAAAAATAAGAAGAAATAAAAAGCCCCAGTTAAGGGGCTTTAAGTTAGGTCTTGCTTAGCGATTGCTAGTAGACCTATTACTGTGATGATAATGCCGTAAAGAACCATGATGCCCCCGTAAGTTGAAGCGGCATTATAGTGACTATCGGTTATGATCGGAAATCACTGTTTCTCATGGCTTACATATCATATATGGTATGCGCTTAATTACAACGGGTGTTACCCCAAGCATCAGGTCGGCAAGTTGTTGTGCGACCATTGCTGTTGGTAATTATAGTATTGCCCCACGCATCTTTTCTTGCAGAAGTACCGTCAGAGCCTCTGGTATTGCCCCAAGCATCTTTGCGGTAAGTAGTTCCGTCACTTGTCCGAGTATTGCCCCAAGCGTCTTTCTTGTATGTCAGGCCAGTTCCACTGTCTCTGGTATTACCCCAAGCGTCTGTGCGCAAAGTCCCGCCGTTACCGCCATCGCAACTGTATTTGGTGTTGCCCCAAGCATCTTTACTGTACGTACAAGCCGCGTTACTGCTAGCGGAGTACATACAAGTTAATAGTAGTGCTGCAATTATCTTAGTTTTCATACAAATCTCCTCAGATTCTATTTCATTTTGGCTTTAGTTGTCCGCTTAAACGACCTGTTCGCGGACTTAGGTTTAACTGCCAAGTTACTTTTGTTGTTAGAACCACCTTTTGACAGTGGCTTCTTGTGGTCAACATCGTTACCGTCGCCTTTCTTTATTTTCCCCGCATCGCGCATCGCTTTGTTAGCAGCGTTACGCTTCGCGCGGTTCTTCTTTTGCTCAGCAGTGCCTTGGTACTTGTCGTACTCAGCCCTGTAATCTCTAGGTTTCTTAGCCATTGGAAGCATCCTGTAAGCCATTAAGCAGTGCCAACGACACTGAACTTTGTTTCTTAAAGTCCGCCCCAGATAAAGAGTCTATGAACCTAGGGTGGTTTAGGTTAACAAGTATACACCACGCCTGACCGGGGTTTCTACCTCTGCAATTCTTGAACATAGTTACTCTAGCGTTGGAGTCTACCAAGGCACCCATGTTTTGCAGCTCACGTAGTACGCGGTCTTCTGCGTCGTTATTCTCCTTGACGAACTTCTTAAACACAGCCCTGTTAATGGCCAAAGTAGAGCCGGGCATGATCGGGTTGTTCGCATCGTACACGTACTGCGTACGCATAACGGCTTTGAGAGGAGCAGGCTCTCTAACCGTGGGCTTGCCACCTTTGCCATAAGGCTGAGTGACTTCGATGATCTGGTCGTTGTACTGCTGCATAAACTGGCCAATAACATCAATGGCGTCTACCTTGGCATCCACAGTATCTTTGCGGAGCTTCGTAACAGTCTCCAACATAAACTCTATCGTACCCTTAACGTCGAACGGGAACAGACCTAGCTTGCTGCCTATCTTACCCATCGTCCAAGCAGACTTAATCATCGACTCATAGAACCGTTCCTGCGGGGCGAAGTCAAAGCCAAACGTCTTGTGGAAGTCTGCGTGCCCTTTCGCCGCTACTTCTTTGGGGCCACCCAAGTGGACTACTGCCTGCACTAACTCAGGGAAAGCCCAACCATGATTCTCTAGCAGTATGTCTGCGTAGTTACTCGCCACCTTGCCACCACTGTCGTCACGTAGAGATACAAAGGTTCTATCGTTCTGTGGAACCTCAAACGCTCGGACTCGCAATGGCTCGGACTCTTGCTTCACCTGATCGAACTTACTCATTAGAGAAGTGTTAGTAGTCATAAACGTAGGGCCGTCCCACACAGCAGGGTGACGAATATCACGACCGGGAGTCATGGTAGTCTTCTCTTGCCCTTCACTGAATGAGTAAGCCATCTGTGCTACTTGGTGCTCGTCAGCCATAGTGATCTCATCAATCGCCATAGGCAAGTTGTTCAGCGTGCCGCGCATACCATAGATAGCGTTTGTAGTATCGTTTCTGCCTTGTATAAGACTGCGAGGGTTACCGAACATACTGTTAACAGTAAGCAGTGACAACGTTTTACCAGTAGTCGTATCTGTAGAGTAGATAGAAACGATGCTGCTACCCATACCCATTTGCTTGGCGATGATACCTGTAGTAGATATAAGCGCGCACGTTCTAATCACCTGCGTACCTGCTAGGTTCAACATATCCATAGCCTCGACGAATTTTTCGCGAGTACCTTGTACTACAATGCGTTCCTTGTATCTCTCGGCGTTGCCAACAATACGACGTGATGTTGCGTTGTTCGGCGGGTTAATGATCTGCTGCCCGCATATAAACGAGCCGTCTTTCTGCCAGCCGAATGACTTGTAGTCATAGCCGGTAGCTACTTGGCTCTGAACCATTTGCAAATAGTCCATAAGGTACCCTCTAACTTTTTCTTGTTGGTTGAGCGACTTCAAACCAAATATCTGATTGTCTAGTAGGAACCCAGAGAACTCTTTACCAGCACTTGATAGCACTGCTGCTAAGTGGTCGTTCTGCTCCCAACCTATAAGTGGCTTTTTAATTGCCAAAGTAAACGACGTCTGCCGGTCTTCAGGACTAAAGTATATTGATTCAATATACATAGGGTAGGTGCTCGTAAGCTCCCAATCTTTAGTCTCGTTTCCATCTTCGTCTTTAACTACGATCTCATGGTAGATTTGATCTCTACGCATTACGTAGCCTTCCGGCATTGGAATCTCTACTTCCTGCTCTTCGCCTGATTCGTCTTGTACTACAACAACCTGCACGTCAGTGCTGCTAAGCTGCGCCGGAGAAGTCTTCTTGCCTTGGTATGGGCAAGCCTCGCAACCCTTGGGGCAGTGCAGTGCGAACGTAGCGCAAGTAGTCGGGCCAGTAGCATTCCAGCCCTCCAGCTTTTCCATATTCTTTTCTAGATCAAACTCTGGGTGTTGGCCAGCGATACGTATGATAGTTTGCTCTGGGTCAGGCGTGAACTTAGCCAGCCCAAGTGAAGCACGCCACAGTGGCTCTTCTACTGGGTCGCCCGCTGCGTTGGTAACTCCGCCGCTCTCTACGATAGCCCTGACCTGTTGGCAGTGCTCCGCAATGGAATCTATGTCCAAGTCGTTGCCTTCGTTAAGCACCGCATCTAGCATGGCGCTACGCTTACGCTGGGGCCGGTCAGGACGCTGTGGAGTTGTATCCATCCACTCGGTTAGCTTACCTGCCAACAGCATCACATCGTGTTCTACGCCGTCGTCGAGCAACACCTTAACTTCTTTCCAGTCCGAAGTTTTCTTGTGGAACGTGCCGACTGGGCGCAGAACCATAGAGGGGTCGTGTATTTTAGAGTTATCAATCTCCAGTCCTTTGGAAGCTAGCGCAGCGCTCAGTGCCTTAGACACCTGTACCCACTGCTGCTTAGATATGCACTTGTCCAGTACCCAATAGACATGGGCACCAATACCAGATGACACGATCAGCGGCTTCGGTAACTGTAGTTCTTTGACTACCTCAGCCAGCTTAATGAGTCCATCACGCTGCGTCTTGTATGGCTTGTCGCCACCACAGTCTAGGTCAAAGCATAAGCTCTTAAAGAAAGTAGCTTTGTCTTGCGTGCGGCGAATCTTTTGTTTGCCATCGTCTGTGGTAACTATGTTGTCAGCGAATGCGCCAACACTGTAATAAATTGTAGCCTCTGGGTTCTTATCCCAAAGCGCCATTTTCGCAGCGGCGTCATCCAACGCTGCGTAGCTAAATACTTCTCGGTTCCAAAAGATGTTTTTATTATTGTTATATTGAGTTACTACAATCGAGTCCCGATTTGGGACTACCCTCTTTAAAAAATCTAATGTATTCACACTCTATCCTCAGACAAAAATGAGCCGACTATATAACTAGTCGGCCCACACTTTGGGTTATCAGTCGAACAAGCTGTCTAACTTCATCTCAAGCTCTTCAGACTGCTTAACTGGCGCTACTGCTGGCTGCTCTGCTGGGGCTGGGGCTGGCTCATCGTACGCCGACGCTTCATCGTCCTGAGCAGTCACCTTCGGTGCTGCTACTTGGGCGTGCGCTGGCGGCGCTGACAACGCTGGCCCAGCGCTCTTCGGGGCCATAGTCCTGATAGCAATCTTAGTGTCGTCGGACAGTAACAAGGTATCTACTAACGGAAGAGCTTTTTCTGGAACATACCCGTTTTGCTTGAACAGAAGCCTAGGATAACTCGCCTGCTCGTCAAAGCCAAGCTGTGTGATCGCTTCCTCTGGGCCGATGTTATAATTAGCTAGCTCTGTGAAGTACTCACGTAGTGCACGCATTGCACTAACTGGCACAGTTAAACTGTAGACTTTCTGCGGGTCTGCGGCGGGCACGATAGCTAAGTGGCGCTGGTCAGCACACATCTTAGACTTAGCACCAGAAGGCAGAATCTTAGAGCCTAATACGTTGTTTGGGCAGTTGGCGCAGCTATCGTTGGCTGGGCTTTCTACTGATTGATCAGGGCGCAGTCCGTCGTTTGAGAAACAAGCTGGGCGCTTGTCTTCCGCTGCTGGGTCAAACGCCTTGGAGTAGAATACTTTACTTACTCTCGGGTTAACGCCAACAATAATAGCATCTAGCTTGTCGCCTACTACTGTTTCTACGCCGCCTTCCACTAGCCTAAACTTTCCAGCACGGATGCTGATACGTGGCACACTAGGTGCTGAGGTAGTTACGATAGAGTCAGCAAGTGATGACTTAACTCCGGTCTTGTTACGTTCCGCGATACGCGCGGCGATGTGGGCTGGTACTTGTACGTTGTTCATAATACTAATCCTTATTGGTTTTTTCTAAAGTTGAATACACTCACTGAACTAAAATTAACTCCCGGCGGTGGTTCGCCAGCAGCCTCTATGTAACTCCTAACAGCAGTCTTAGAAGCCCGCGACTCTAACAAGTCCCACGCGTCGTTGTCTCTGCAAAAGTTAAATAAGTCTTCTCTTGATGCTACAGTAGCTGAGTGGTGTGTTGACCAATAAGCTGTACCCGCATCTGTCTTAATAGATGAAAGACCATCTTCTTGTGACTTAACAGTAAACCAGTTTTCTAACGTTATCATCTTTTCTTTGATGCTGGCTTTGCGCTGTTTATACTCTTTGTCTAGCGCGTCGAGTTCTTTCCTGACCTTTAGGTATCGGTCAGCTGCCGTTTCATAGTTCATACATTTCTCCAAGTAATTTAGTCACTACTATTAATACCACGCACTAAGTCTAAGAACTCAGCTAACGTGTTTTGCTTTGCTCGGAGTCTTCTGTAAAGCTCCGCTTCAAAGTTCGTTGCGTAGAGATGCCACACAGAAGTTCTTCCTTCCGTATTCAGTCTACGTATTCTTGCATTGGCCTGCTCGTACTGCTCAAGTGAGTAGATCGGAGCGTACCAAATAATATCCTTAGCCGCAGTTAGCGTCAAACCGTGCGCCGCAACCTTGGGGTGGGCTAACAGTATCTTAGGCTCATCAGTGTGCTGGAAGTTATGAAATATCTCATTCCTATCCTTAGAGCTAACGTCACCGTTAACAAGCTCTACACTGTGGCCATCGCCGCGCAGCTTCTCTATAAGCCATCGCTGTACGCCCTTTAGCGGCACGAAGATTATCACCTTCCCACCTATCTCTTGCAGCAAATCAGTAAGGGTATTATACCGCGAGGAGCTGTCTATGACAATTGAGTCGTCCTCGCTGTAAACAACACCACAACAAATCTGTAGCAGTTTGGATAGCATAACAGCAGTGTTAGCTGCGGTAACAGAACCCTCGGCAAATATGGTTACGGCCTTCTCCTGCATATCCTTAAACGCTTTTATCTGCTGGGTAGTTAACTCAGTCTTTCTCCCTACAAAGTTGGTACTGGGCAAGTCGGTACATTCGTCCAGCGAGAAACGTATAGAAGGCTGCAATACTTTCTTACATGTTTCTAGTGCGTCATCTCGCGGTATCCACTTAAACTGTGTAATTTTCTTCATCACTGTGTCTTTAAACGCGGTGAAGCTCCGCGCCACACTTGGCGAATCTACTAACCTAGCCAGCGTCCAAGCATCTGCGGGCGTCTGGGATATAGGTGTACCAGTTAGCATCCACAGCCAAGGCTGATTGGCCTTCATGTACTTAGCAAACACTTTGTAGCGACGGGAAGAAGCTGACTTCAGCGCAGTGGCTTCGTCATATATAACTACGTCGAAGTCTTCCAAGTGTTCCTGCATGTTAGTAAAGCCATCGTGGTTAATTATGGCGTACTGCAAACCGGGCGTTTCTAGTAGGTCTAGGCGTTTCTTCTTTGTGCCTGTAATTATCGCGAACTGTCTATGCGACAAGTGCGCCTTAAGCTCCGCGCCCCACACTACTTTAAGTGTAGACAGTGGGGCCACAATAAGAATCTTCTTGGCTACTCCCTCAGTTAGTAAGAAGTCCGCAGCCCACAAGGAGCTAATAGACTTACCAGTTCCCGGTGCGTTCAAGCACAGGCACTTCTTATTAGTAGTAAGGAACGCAGCAGTGTCACGCTGGTGCTCCATCGGAGTAAACCGCGCGGGCCAATCGTAGTACTCCTTGATTGGCTCTGGCACGTTGAACCCCATGTTGCGCAGTACGATAGACTCATCGACCCCGTAAGGTATAGCTATTAGCTTCTCACCGTTATGCTCTAGCTGCTTAGCGTGCGGTATAACCGCTGCAATCGCGTCGTTCTTAGAACTGTTTATTATTATCTTTTTCTTGTCCTTGAGTACTAACACAGAGAAGCCCAGCCTCGGAACTCAGCTTCCCAGTCTTGGATGTTGCTCTCTCTAACAATCCAGCATCTACCTTTTGACTGTATTATCCCCTGTATCTCGCGCAGTTGGTTGTTGGTCGGGTCGTTCTTACCAAACTTAGTTTCTACACCGAACAGATTGCCTTTGTAACAGCCTAGCAAGTCTGGTATTCCCGATCTCCCATAGCCATTGGCCGGGGGCATGAAATACCATATCTCATCAGCAGGGAAACTACTTAGTATTTTCTTAACCGCCTTCTTAACGTCCGCTTCGTTCTTCATCTTCTTCCTCTCAATCTAGCGTCTGGGCAAATATCTTGCGCGGGGCACCAAGGGCAAAGGCCCGAGGGCTTAGTTTTAAAGTAGCCTAGGTCTACTACTTCTTTAACCATATCTAGCCTAGGTTGAAGACCATTCCATAGGGCTTCTAAGTAGTCTCGTTTGTAAGTTGTATTGTCTACCTTGTCGAACTTCAACCAAATAAATGATGTCTTAACTTCTTGCACTTCTGGAAAGTGCGCGAACACCATTGCAGCAAAGAGTTGTAGCTGCGTTGGATTGTCTTTGACTTTTCCAGTTTTGTAATCCAGACAATAAGCTGTAGCGCCATCCACAACAAGCACATCAGCGATGCTACGAAAATAAGCGTCAGCATCATACCAACCAGTAGGATTGCGTCCTTTATCAATTGCCATTTGATACTCATAGTACTTTTCCCCTTTCTTGCTTTTTATTCTATCTACTAAGCCACCCCATTTTTTTAAGGTTTGCTCAGCCTCCAACCCTAGCGGTTTCTGCAATTCATCTTTGCCATAAAGTTCTAGCACTTCATGCACTCGGTTACCGTAGGCGCTTACTTCGTTGCCTTGGTCTTTAACGGTCTTGGATACATATAAGTAATCGAACTTAGCTTGGCATTGCTCAAACGTGGACAGTCTACTGTACGACAGCGCTATGTCAGACATAAAGTTTACCTTAGTTTTTTAGTTTAGTTATCGGGGCGGATAACCACTTGGCTGATAACCTTTCTGTGTCGTTACTCAAGTGCGTGTCTGACTTCTTCCAGCGCCCGTTGTACTCTCTCGCTGTTATTGTTCTGTCAGTTATAAGGTCGCGCCCGTACATCCTAGAGTGAATAGTTTTATTGTTTACCCCAGATATGTCACTAATTTCTCTAAGGGTGTAAAAATTACCAGTTACTAACTTCGGGTGTGAACCCGCGAACTTAAACTTTCTTTTGTTTCTCATGTTATTTCCTTACTTAGCATCGCCGTATGACGGCCCGATTTCAGTTTCGCAATCCACTGGGATATGCCCTCTACACCACTTAGGTGTTAGTCGAAGACTCTCCTCCATGTGTAGCCTAGCGGCAACAACTTGGTCGTTGCGTGGTACGCATACGGCTTCGTCATGTACGGATAAGCGCACTGGATGTAAATGATTAATCCTAGCTGTCTGCCACATAACGATCTTCATCGCGGCGTGCTGGCATAGGTTCTCTACTACTTTCGGCCCGTATATTCTAACACGTTGCCGACCCATCTGGTAAGTCCATTCGTCACCATCGTATTGAAGATCATGGTACACAACGCCGGGTTCGCCGGGTCTGCCGAAGCCCCCCTTCTGTGTTATAAACCAGCCCTTCCTGTCTACTGGTATCATGGAACACCCGTTGGCTATGTCTGGCAGTACAACCTTCTGGCAGTACTTCCACAAATCTACAATCTCGTGGTGTACCTCTCTATACAAGTTAACGATCTCAAACGAGCGGTCTAGCGTAATAGGTTCAACGCCCGGAATGTTGTTCGCCGCCTGCCGCACCATCTCTTGAAATCGTACTGCGCCAGCGCCGTATTGTAGCCCTAGCATAGCTGTCTTGCCTAGAAACCTCTCAGCTTTATCCGCCTTGGTTATCTCTCTATTAAACAACCTAGTAGCAAAGTCGCAGTACATATCCGCGCCGCCTTCTAACTTCTCGATAACGTCGTCTTGCCCTGCTAACGCCATAACTGTGCGCAGCTCAATATTAGATGAGTCGCCCACAAGAACCGTGTGGCCTTCTGGTGAGCGCAGTGCTTTACGTAGCCCAGCGGATATTCCACGAGCAGGTAAGTTCTGCCAATTAACTTTGTTACCCCCGGAGTACCGCCCTGTAGTCTTAGCGCCCCAGAAGTTTAAGTACACAGGCAAAGGGCCACGCTCAGTCATGTTAATAAACCGCAGCGCCCGAGTCTCAGCTATCGTAGTCTTAGCGCCTAACCTCGCAGATACTAACGCCGCCACGTTGGGGTCGTCGTGCTCCTGTAGCTCAACAAACTCTTTATCGGTCTTGGCAAAAGCAAAAGCTTCTTTGCCTGTCTTAGCACTTATCTTAGTCGGCGGGGTTATGCCGTGGGCCTTAAGTCTCTCAGCAAACTTATTATTGGACATAAGCTCAGACTTATCTAAGTCGGCCAGAGCCATCAACCCTTGCTTGCGAGTGATCTCGTCATCGTACAGCTTATTCATCATGTCTAAGCCGCCTACCAAAGTTGGCTCAGTAAACATACGGACGGTCATATCTATGAGCACCGCCTCCAGCTCTGGAGTAAACTCGTCTAACCGCTCTCCTATCTGCTCGCACAGAAGTGTGTCCTGTCTACAGTAGTCAGCGTACTCGATTAGCTCAGCCTCAGTCATGTCCTCTAGCCGCTTACCGACCATATTGTGAACAGCGTTGCCCTTATCCTCGAAGCCCATGTGCTTTGCTATGTTAGCCAAGCTGTGGCTCGGCAGCCAAGGGTAAACCATGCGAGCCTGCGACAATGTATCTAGCCATCGCTTAGGGTTTATGTCGTACCGCTGTGACAATATGAATCCGTCGAACAAAGTGTTGTGGCATCTGATGCCTACAGTAGACCAGTCGCAGTAGCCTTGTAGTTTTGCCTTGATGGTTTCTTCGCTTCCCGCAAATACTTTAGACACGCGGTTCATGCGAACGCACACCATGATAGTTTGGTAGCGGTCGTCTAGGATGTACTCATCTGTCTGCATCTTCCGCAGCGAAAACTCTTTATCGTAGTACGTTTCAAAATCTAACGTAACTATATCCATAGTAATGCCTATTGATTAAGTTAATAAGTGGTGGTTAAATAGACTACGAGTATTCATAGTTCTACTCCTCCCCTCTTTAGCCTCCTTCGGGAGGCTCTTTTTTAAGTTCTTTTCCTTCGGCGTTGTGGAACACCATTTCTATCTGTTCGTTAGTTGGCATATCTTTTCTATCTTTGCCAAATATAGCGTCCCAGTTCTTCTCAAACTTAGCCGTGTCTATCTTAAGCGGGCGTTGCTTATCACCTTTACCATTCATCTTCTTCCACCTTATTAATCGCTCGACCTATATAGTCCGCCTTGAGCATCTCTAATGCGCCGAGCATAGTAGCGTGCGGTAAGCCAGACAACCAAGTGTCAACTACCTCACCTTTGTTATTAACAGCAACTGCTGCGAACCCATCTGCCTTAAGGTCTACCATTACTTCTTTAAACTCTTTGAGCAATCGCTCGAAGTCTGGGTCTAACCCTAAAACCACTGGCTCCGGTTGAGGAACTTTAGATACCTTAGTAAGGTGGACTACCTTATCATCCATTGTACAAGCCCCACTCTACTAGGATAAACGCTAGCAGTACTCCAGTGTATATGAGTACCGTGATGTTCCTGAAAGTTACCTCCTCCATACACCACTCTTTGAACTTGGTGAGCCTGCTAGGCGTGTACCACTCCGATCTTTTCATGGCTTTATCAGCTATAGCATTTGCTTCTTTGATAATTCTTTGTGTCTCAGTCATCTTTCCTTACCCCAGTTAGCTTCCCAATTACAGTATAGTTATTATCGTCAAGAAATTTCTTGAAGGCCTTACGTTCTTTGTGGCGGGCTTCCGCGTCTATAACCATAAGCACTGAGCCTAATAGGCATCCCACGAACACTGAAATTATTACGACAGCAAAGAACGTTTCTATAATTAAGTCGATCATATCTCATCCTCCGTGTCCTCTAGGAATATCCACGCCGCATCTAACGACGCCCTAACGTGCCTAGACAGGTGATCCTCTGGAAAATCCGCTTCTACTGCGGAGCCTAGGTTTTCAAGAAGCTGCTTAGCTTCACTCAGTAATATCGCCGTTTTGCTCATCTCTACCTCTCAAATTATCCAGTAATATATCAGTGTCGCTAAGCCGCTTCATTATGTCGTTGCTCTGAGAGCTTAGCTCGTCGTAAATTTCCCTAAAACTTTCAGTCTGCTTTGCCATCTGCTGCTTAAGTAGTTCGTTAGCCTCGGATAACTCCGCGATCATAGCCATAGCTTTGGCAGACGCTGGGTCATGTTCTTCCCACATAAAAAAGCCAGCAGTCTGAGATAAATTATAGTACCGCTTAACAGTAGTAGGAGCTA